ATGGCTATTGAAACGGATGACGCAATTGCGGCAGGCGTAGGCGCTGCTGCAGGGGCAGGTGTTGGTGGATTTATTGGAGTGACAGGCGCAGCGACTGCGGCTTCCGTACTGCAGCTGCGACATTGGGGGCTGCGGGAGCAGGGGCAGCTGCGACAACTGCCGCTCTGGCGAGTGCGGGTGGTGGCGCTATAGCCGCCGGCGGCGCCGGAATGGTTGGCGGCGTTTCTACAATCGCCGGCACCGCCGCAGCAGCGAGCGCCGTACCGGTTGTAGGGTGGGTGGTTGGAGGAACTATCGCTGTAGGTCTCGGCGGCTACTTCGCCTACAAGTACGGGAAGAAGCTGCTGGAGTGATGTTAGACTCCATTAGCAGTAAGGCCGTCATATTCCAGCTCGCACTGGCGTCCAGCTATTCGGGCACGATCATTAGCTTTCGCCAGCTCCCCCGCTCGTTCGTCAGCCCGTGCGAGCAGGTCGGAGAGCACCATGGCGGCGCGGGTGGCTGCCTGGCCTCTGGCGATAGCGGTGGTATCCGAGCCGGGACAACCGACGGCGGCAGCGAACTGGGTGGCGTCGCTGCGCAGCCGCTGGCCAGCAGCATCGGCGTCAGCAGCGCCAGCATCAGCAATCGTCCTTTCTTCATACGCTTTTACCCTCCCCTCTTGCTGCGCGTCTGCGCTCCGTTGTTCTTGCTGGCGTGCGGATCGTTCGCCGATTACCTCGGCCAAGCGGTCGCCACTGTCCCGTTGCGCTGATACCTGAGCGCCCTTCGCCCGCTCTACCGAGATGCCGTGGTGGTACGCGCCCCAATGGGACGCCAGAAGCACAAGCACAGTGGCAGGCGTAGCAGGCCAAGCACTCATGACAAAGCCCGCCGGATACCCTCATCAAGGATCATCGACGGGTAAGGGTTACCGCCGTTCTCGTGGATGATGATGCCGAGCACAATCCCGCGCAGCGTGGTCGGGTCTTTGATGTCGATCAGGTCCGTGGTCCGAACGCCCAGGCGCTTTGCAACTGCAGCGGCGTAGGCATGGGTGTCGTTCTCGTTGCTCGGCGCCCAGCGGTTGATGGTTTCGAGCACAGTGTCGATGCCCTTCCCACCTACCCCCGGCATGCCGTCCTTGCCACGGTAGTTGATCAGCAGCTTGCCCAGGGCGCGGATGCCGTTTTCGGGATGGTCAAAGCGGGCGAAGCGCGGGTTTGCTACACCCACCTCCAGGCCGAACTGCCCCTGCCAAGCGTTGCGCGGGTTGTAATCGATGTTGCCGGGGTTCTTGTTACGGACGCCGCGAGGTATTGCCATGGGTTTTCTCCGAGCAGAAAAAAGCCCGCACTAGCGGGCAGGAATAAACGGAAAATTGTAAAAAAACCCGCTCGCAGCGGGCTTAAGTCAGAAGGAACACATCAGTTCGGCTGGATGCCTTTAATTAGCTGAAGCCGCATCGGGTAGCCTTGCGCAGGTTGCACCACGGTCTCGGTTTCGACGGTTTGCAGCACCTTGCCTCCAGCATCCTTGGTGACAGCGATTGTCCTGCTGTATGTGCTTTGAACAACACAACCGGTCAACATGACACTAGCAGTGATGAGCGCCAGGAAAAGCATATGTTTCATTGTGGCCTTTGCCCCTTGGGAATTTGCGGGGCGCAATGTAGCAATATGCCACCACTCAGGGAAGGGTATCCCTGCGTCAGGACGCCATAATGAGATCCGCACGCTAGCTTCGCCAGCTGATCTATACGGCATGAGGGTCTTAGCCTCGCGACTTGTGGCGCGGATCACGCGCCATCGACTTTGCGTTCAGCCCAGCGTCTACCAAGCTGACGAGCCTGCTCAACGCCAAGCACACCCACAAAGCCCGCCGTGGCGAAGGACCAAGCGTTGCTGAGGCCGAACTCTTTCACAGTCAGGCCAACCACCATCACAATCAGCGCACCAAGCGTTGCCTCAATCAGTTGGCGGACTGGCCGGGTTTCTTTCCCGTCGTACTGAATCCGTAGCCAGGTCAGGGCGAATGTCAGGCCCATCGCAAGGCCGTTCTCTCTCAGGGCTGTAAGTACCAGCACCCAAAAGGATGGGTCTTTCTCTGGCGGCATAGGGGTCAACTCGATTCCTCCCGATGCGGGGAGTGGATATGAAAAAGCCCGCTTCATCAGCGGGCTCAGTGAGTCAGACTAGAAGTTGGTAGGTGCCCAGATACCAGGCGTGCCTGCCGCGGTACAGGTCTGCTCACGCACAGAACCTGCTACCCCAGTAGGGGTGATGTTCTTGATGCGGTCTCCACGCTTGTACGTACCAACTGTCGGAGCAACACTGGATCCCCAGAAATCCGCAGGCTCCCAGCTGTTCTCACTGGAAAGGTTGCGCGAACTGCCTACCGAGACATACGGGGTAGTTACTCCAGCGCCCACAATGTTGCCATGAATCCGGTTCAGTGCCCCTGCTGCGTAGAGGCCTCGGCTATTACCCGAAACTTCCGAAACAGTATTTTCCTCCATGACAATTTCTTGTGCTGATGTGATATTGGCAAAAATGCCGTAGTTCACAGTGTTTTTAGTGACGCAACGGGAAATTCGCACTTTGCCGGTGCAGTAGGAGAGGTTGATACCCTCCCCGCCACACGCCTCGACGTTTGCTGTGATGTTGACGTCAGTGCAGCCCGTAACGTGTACACCGATACGGCCGCAGTTCTTGATTCGCGCCTTGGCGATGGTCAGGTCCTGAATACTGGTGCACGAAATGCCGTGCTCATCGCTCTTATCAGAGTAGACAGCCTCTACTGTACAAACCTCGATGTTACGAAGACGTACCACACCGGTGAGGTTAACACCGACGTTTGCCTGGTTATCCTGGCCCTTCGAGCCGGTACAGTGCACGGATTCGATAGTCGCCATGGGAACTGACTCAGCCGGGGTAGAACCCGTCACTTCGATCACTGGAATTTTGCAATCGATAGTCCGGATCTGCCCAATCGACACGGTACAACGAACCGGTCCAGTGGACGAGGGTGAAATATTGATACCGCCTACGCAGTTTTCGAAACGCCCCTTGAGCGCAGTGAACTCCTTCAGCGAGGACTTGCCCCGCAATGGGATGCTGTAGCAATCCATTGCACGGATATCTTCAACGAAGAGGTTCTCCCCATTACCGTAAACATCAATGCAGCCGATACCATTTAGTGCAGTTGACCAGCTACCGTCGTAACCCGGCCCACCGCGACCCATGCGGCGCAAGTTAGTCCTACCGGTCAAGGTAATGGAACACTGACCGGAGGTCAGTGGATCCCGTCCGACGTAGGTGCCCAAAATCGCAGTGACCGAATACTTTCCTGTGCTGATTGGGTTTTCAAAGTCGGCCCAGAAGTTATGGCAGCTCAGCTGCACATAGTCGGCACACAGAATGTAGTTTGGGGAGTAACCCACTGCAGTTGGCGTGTTCGGGTCATCGCGACCGGTACCGTAGCGTGTGCCGTGGAAGAAACAATCCATCACTGAAACCAAGGTATTGAACTGGCGAGCCTGGTCAGTACCTCGCAGGCAGAGGTAACCGGAGGTACCGTTACGGAAAGTGCCGCCTGAAATTTTCAGCTTGGTGTCATCTTGCGGGGCTAAGGACTTAGGCATGCACTTTACAAAGAAACCTGTAGGCTCCTTCGTGAGCATTGAGGCTTCGTTGCCATCGTAAGTCCATTGCCCTAGGAACTCGACATTCAGGCCTGGGACACCCAATTCAAACACGGCAGCGCCGTTCGACCAATAGGATTTAGCCTCGCCATCGAAGTTGGCCAATCGCTGGATAACCGTGCCGACTTGGAAGTGAATCCGACAGTTGGCCAAGATCTGCACAGAGCTGATAATGTACGTCTGGTTACCTGTGAATTCAATTTCACCGCCGACACGTACAGCCTCGGCTACAGCTGGCGTCCAGTTCCAGGTATTCGGGTCAGCAATGTTCGGCTTTGATGAGACGAGGTGGGCATAGTCCCAGATATTGATAGCAGTGGTCATGGTGTGTCCTCATGATAGCCAAGCCGAGTCCAGCCCAGCTTGACGAATTAGAAAGCGTATAGGTAGGGGAAATTATCAACATTGAAAATAAGCGCTGATGGATATCGGCTTACAGGGAGCCGATACGCCTGTGTTATCGCCATGCTCATCAGGCGCTTCGTACTTCGCGGTGCGTAGCAAGCTATAAAAGCTATCAGCCACGCTTAACTGTAACGACCCTCAGAGTATCCACATAGGACACAGTCCCTGAGCATTATCGTTCGTGGGTGCGTTTGAGAAGTAGGGTGTATGTTTTCAGCAAATTCAAGTACGTGCATTACCACTGATCGCAGGGAATTATCTAAATCGCGCCAGTGGAAAGTGTATTTCGTCTTGGGGAAGGCTGCGCTCACCCAGTCCTTATTTGTTCCAATACCTCCCTTATATGTTCGACAAGTTCAGCTGATTACCGTTTGCGCAGGCGCTGTATTTCTCAAGCAAGGCAACACTGAATTATCACGGCAACTCTTTGTTTCCTTGCATGCCCATCCCTCTGCAATGCCAAATGGCCATGCCAAAGTTACGGCTCAGCGCCAGAAACGAAAAAGCCCAGCTCAATGGCCGGGCTTTTTTGTAATCCTATTCATCAAAAACGCGCAGGAATGACAGGATGTGACTAATTTCGCTCAATCGCTCACTAATGTCAACAGGTAATCATGCAGCCTCTTTAATCAGAAGCCCCTCGACCTCCAGAATCACCCGCACCTCAGCCAGCGCGTCGTCGATCATGCCGTCAAGCTTCTCGTTGATCTCCAGCCTCCAGCGCCGACGGGTCGACTCCGGCGTGGCGTCGAGATCCCAGGTGTTCATGTCGTAGAAACTGCCTGGCAATACGATGACTTCCTCCTGACGAGCCTCGATTCGGCGCTTTTCCGCCTGCGCAGCTGCCACTGCCGCGCCAACCATAGCGTCTCGACGCCACACCGGTGCATCCAGCGGCACCTCGATCGATACGGACCGGGGTACCTCCCGGCGCTTGCCCTTCAACTTAGGGATCGCCCAGGCGGTCACCGCCTTGTAGATAAATAACGCCGGTGCCGGGCTCGCGATATGCTGCCTCACCAGCGTGATGGCATGCACCTTCTTCGCCTTGTTGGTGCTGTACTTGGCCACCAGAGCATCCCAATGCCTGCCCTTGAGCATGTGATGCAGACGCGCCGACAGCCAGTAATCGACCTGCGTGCGCTCGATGCCGCCAGATCGCCCCCCCAATGAGGCAAGGCAGCCACCCTCCTCTTCTGCTGCGCTGTAAAGCTTCTGCCAGGCCTGGGACTTCGCTGATCCCTTCTCGCCCGCGGCCAGAGCGGCCACAACTGCACCCGATACGCTGCTGTAAAACATGTTTTCCCCTCAATCACCGATGTAGTTGGTGCCGCCGGCGCCACGCCGATTGCTTCCTTGATATCTCGCCGCCTCAGGCCCGGATGCCTGAGGGTTCTTCAACTGCTCGATCTGCCGGGGCGAGGCCCGCAGCCTCATGCTGAGCTGGGTCATCCGTTCTTCCAAAGCCAGGGCCTCGCCAGTTGCCGCCACTACCCAACCCTAGGCGTTCCAGTGGTCGCATGGCCGTTCGTGAAACAGGCCCTGCAAGTTGATTGCTCAGCGCCCCGCCAAGCGGGCGCGCATGGCTGCCAGGGCAGAATTTCCGACTTGCGGGGTACGGGGTGCGGCAACCTCTGCGGGGAGTGCCAGTGGCATCTTCTGCAGCGGCTCACCGGCCATAAGCCGGCGAACTGCGATGGTGTAGTTGCGCTCGAACAGCTTCGAGCTGGCATCGGATGGCAGCTTGTTGAGGTTCTCGAATCCGCACTCCTTGGCCGCGTGCCACACCACGTCGTGACTCCACCTGCCCCGGCCCGCCATTGCTGGATGGGCGTTGCGAGTTGCTTCGTGAAGAGCGGCAACCAAGGTTGGAAGACCGAGCATTTCTGGAGACGGCTGACACCACTGGATGAACTTACCGGGCGGCGGGATGAACGGCGCGCCCGACTGGCGGCATCGCATCAGACCAAACTGCAACTGCTCGGGGCTGCTGATGCCAGCCTCAAGGAACGCGGTCAGCCATTGCTGCTTTGAGGCGTTGTAGGTGGCCTGATCTGGCCACGCCTGCTTCCAGGCAGTGCAGATCGAGCGCAGATCGCGGAACAGGTCATTGATCACCTCCGCAGTCTTCCGGTTGAGTTCGGCCTTCACGCCATCGGGCAGCATGTATCCAGTAGGGATGTGCTGGCCGGACTGAACCTTGGCCCACAGGCCGTGCGTGACAACTGCGACTGGGTTCATTGGACACCTCCTTGCTCGATCCACGACGCATCACTGTCATCGAGCTGCTGACCTCCAGACCCTGCCCGCAGAGGCACGACCTTCGCAGCATTCGCAAGGTCGCGCTTTCTCCAACCGACCAGATCAGAGATCCACTGACTCTCGGTCTTTGCCAGCCCCTTTGCATCGTGATGGACGACAAATCCCGAAATGGCCTTTTCCGAGAACTCGTCGATGGCTACCCCAGAGCGCTTGGCGTATGCCTCAAGTTGAACCTGATCGGGGATCCAATCGAGGAACATCGCAAACGGCTCACGCGGTGAGTGTGTATTACTTCCCTTCCCATCCCTTCCGGGGGTGAGGCCTCGATCACCGCTAGACGAGCCTTCACCGACTTCTCGATGAGCATACGGCGAAGGCTCAACGAATTGAGGGTGTTTGACGGTAGGCCTGTCGATCTTCTGGTGGTGCCATCCGTTGACGTGCAGGAACTGTTTCGATGCCGTTTCATAGGTGGTGATCAGCCGGTTCGTCACCAGCTCAGTGAGCAGCCCTTCCACCGCAAGCGCAGTTATGTCGTCGCCAGGGAAAACGAGAGCCTTGATGGTCTTGGGAGACATCGGGTGGTTGCCTGCGTCGTCGCAGAAATTCCAGATGCCGATGAAGAGAAGGCGAGCCATCGCCGAGCACTCCATGATCTGTTCACTGGTCCAGAACTCAGGCTTGATGGTGCGGATACGAGCCATTACGAACGCCCTCCATGACTGACAACCTGACGCGCCAGGTTTGGCGAAATGCCGAAATCTGACGTGGGATGCGTGGTATTGCCTGCATCGTGTATGCGGTGCATGATCGGCCTCGATGCTGTTTCAAGAAGACCGCCCTGCTAGGCGGTTTTTTTCGCCTGCGATTCAAGTACTGGATGAATAAGCAGGTGTTTTGGTCAAAAGGGCGCACGACCTCGGTCTTTCTACTTTCGGCATGTCTGCATGCCTCAATGGATCGCGCACCCAATGATAACTCATGTTATCAACAAGGCAACACATGTTATTTGAAGGCTAATAACATGTGTTTTACCCTGCTGGCATGACTAAAGCCCCCGAAATGCTCAAAGACCGCATACTGGAACGCCGCACAGCCTTGGGCCTTAGCCAGGCTCAGCTTGCTGAAAAGGCCGGCGTCAGCCAAGTGACCATCCAGCACCTGGAGAGCGGCAGAAACTCCACCTCGAAAAAACTGCTTGAGATCGCCAGGGCGCTTGGCGTTACTGCTGAGTGGCTGGGCTCAGGCGAGGGCCGATCGCGGGCTTCGAGCAATGTCCAGGCATCCAATTTCGCGCCGGACTCGTATAGGTATCCGGTGATCAGCTGGGTAGCAGCGGGAGCTTGGGCCGAAGCCATTGAGCCTTTCCCTCCGGGTTATTCCGATCGGTACGAGATGTCCGATTACGACTCCAAGGGAGTGGCCTTCTGGCTTGAGGTAAAGGGCGATTCGATGACCTCGCCGGTCGGAACCAGCATCACAGAGGGGATGCTGATCCTGGTAGATACCGAGGCTGAAGTCACGTCAGGAAAGCTGGTGATTGCCAAGCTGGCCGACAGCAATGAGGCAACCTTCAAAAAGCTGGTCGAGGATGGCGGAAGGCGTTTTCTAAAACCGCTGAACCCGGCCTACCCAACAGAAATGTGCATGGAAGGTTGTCGGATCGTGGGAGTCGTAGTACGAGCCATGATCAAGCTGTAACGATTCCACACCAGAAAAGCCGGCTTTTGACGCCGGTTTTTTGTGCCTTGAGAAAATGACCTGCTCGAAACATTGACCCGTAAACAATCCTTACATGTTGAAAGGTATTGCAAATCATCACAACAACAGATAACTGTATGCAAATACAGTACATGGAGTTATCTGCAATGCTTCCCCTCGCCTTTTCACATTCTCCGCCCCTCTCGTATGAGCGGCTTGGCCACAGGATTCAACTAGCCATCTCCTCTCCGCACGTGCAGAAAAAGCAGTATGTCGAGGTAAAGCCAATACCTGGCGACTCCCCTGAAGACTGGCGTCGGCTCATCGCGGACCTGGAGGAGACTACAGGCATCAAGGTCGACCTTTTGGAATCAGGTTTCATCCGCATCGAATGGCGAGAATTCACTGATGGATGA